TGGCCTTTTGGCTAAATCGGGCGAACAAACCGCCGATCATTCGTTGTCACAATGTGATTTGCCAGACCCTGCCTACGGCAGGCCGATAAATATTGCCGAATGGTCATTGGCAGTGCGTCTTACAGTGTCGGGCCTTACGTCTCCATGCTGTTCGTCAACATCGGCGGCACGCCGAACAACTGGGTGCCGATTTCATACGTTTCTTGGGATTGATAATATGACATTCGCATACGACCCTAATACTTTCGAGAGCAAAATCATCGACGCCAAGCAGGTGCATACCGCTACTGCCGCGCCGACGACCGCAGCCGATACCACGGCTGGCTATGCAGTCGGCCAGCGATGGCTGAACACATCGACCGGCAAAGTCTATGTCTGCGTGGACAATACCGCGTCTGCCGCGGTCTGGGATCAGGAAGTCCTATTCGCGTCAGACGGCAGTTTGGCCGTCACTGCTGCGAGCAATAAGAACATTAGCCTGACGGTATCTGGCACCGGCAAGATCATCCTGTCCGGCGTGCCTAGCTCCGATCCGTCCGTAGCGGGCGCACTCTATACATCAACCGGCGCACTCAAAGTAAGCGGCGCAAGCTAACTCAGAAGGACAGCCAATGCCGAACCGACATCGGCACAAACATCCACACGTCAAGCCTGACGACCCGCACCGTAAGCCGCATCCGCATCCGTACCATGGCGAGCGAAATGAGCAGGCCGATCCAGGAGGCAATTCGCGGGTGACGCACAACCAGATCGCGAACCGCAAGGCCGAGAGAGACGAGTTTGGCGTATCCGCCGCGATCGCGCGCATTATCGCCATCCTTAACTCGCTTGCGACGAGCGGCGAGCGAGAGATGGCCTTGTGCGTCAGTATATCCCGCCTGATCGAGCAAGGCCATGTGCGGGGATTGGGCAAGATAACGCAAGGCGTCATACACGAGGTCGATAGATACTTGCATCTCGATGACGCGCCGCCGCGCGCACCGAGCGACTATTGGAAACGCTGACATGATGCAACGGGGCCGCAAATCTTCCGCCAAGCTGGCTACCTTGATGCCGTTGCCAGGGCAACGCCATGAACCGCCGTCCGATCTCACGCCCGAGCAGGCTAAGGTCTGGCGGCAAGTCGTGGCTACTAAACCGGGGGACTGGTTTACGGCGGATAGCCATCCATTACTCGCCGCTTATTGTCGGCAGGTAGCTACGGTCAATCTGCTCTCTGTGCAGATCGATGCCTTTGAGGGCGATGCGATCAATGTGATCGATCCGAAGCAACTCGCCGCTTATGACAAACTGCTGCTCGCTAGGACGCGCGAGGTCAAGTCCTTAGTGGTTCTGGCGACTGCGATGCGGATCACGCAATACTCGCGCCTCAAACCGGAGACGGCGGCGACGCAGGCAATCAATGCAGGCGATGCCTCGAAACCCTGGAATGCTGTCGGCTAATGCCCTTGCTGCATTTCCGCTATATACGAGATGCAGCAATACATTCCAGCAAGTCATCACGTTTCGAGCATTAGCCAGAGCGGTTAGTATCGGCAGCGACGGTTATCCTTACGTGTCGCTCTGTTTGAACCCAAAGGATACGAAGCATTACCGCCTAAACCGGCTCGTTTGCGAAGCTTTCCATGGGGCGCCGCCATCCCCAGAATATCAGGCGGCCCACGAAAACGGGAACATCTTAGATTGCCGTCCCGATAATTTGTCGTGGAAGACCGCCAGACAAAATAACGCCGATAAGATCAGGCATGGGACCGATCCTGTTGGCGTTCGCAATCCAAGAGCGAAACTCTCGGATGCGTGCGTCAGGAAGATCCGCTCTCTACTCGCATCGGGTTGGAGCGGCACTTCCGTAGCTGAGCAATTCGATGTTGGTGCGACTGCGATCTCTTGCATCAAGCTAGGCAAATCCTGGAGGCATGTGGCAGATGCCGCGCCGTAGATCACTGGCGGACAATTACATCGCCTGGATAGAGGCACACTGTATCACCCCCGAGGGAAGAAATGTGGGAAAGCCGATCGTGTTGCGTGAATGGCAACGCGAAATCATACGTGGGATATACGACTCTCCGACGAGGCGGGCGATCATTAGCTTTGCACGCAAGTCGGGGAAGTCCAGCTTGAGTGCGATGATCTTGTTATTGCACCTGATTGGACCCGCAAGCAGACCGAACAGCCAGTTGTTCTCGGCGGCGCAATCGAGAGATCAGGCTGCGATTGTGTTCAACTTATGTCAGAAGATGGTGCGGATGAACCCCGATCTAAGCCGCTACGTGGCGATCCGCGACACTACAAAGCAACTATACTGTCCCGAACTGGGAACGTTGTATCGCGCTCTCAGTGCCGATGCGAGTACCGCTTATGGCCTCAGTCCGGTATTGGTAATATTTGATGAGTTGGGTCAAGTACATGGCCCAAGATCAGAGTTGTTTGAGGCCCTCGTCACCGCCTCTGCTGCGCATGAGAACCCGCTAGACATCATCATATCGACCCAAGCGGCAACCGACAATGACCTGCTCAGTATCTTGATTGATGACGCCGCCAAGGGGAATGATCCTAAAACTAAGCTATTCCTTTACACTGCGCCAGATGGTATCGACCTATTCAGTGACGAGGCATTGATGGCTGCCAATCCCGCCGCAGGCGACTTCGCAAACATGGATGAACTTCGTGCTCTCGCTGCCGATGCCAAGCGGATGCCATCGCGCGAAGCGGAATACTTGAACCTCGTACTCAACATGCGTGTTGAAGCGATCAGTCCTTTCATATCGAAGTCCGTCTGGGATATAAATGGTGGCGATGTATCCGACCTTGCGGGCTATCCGATCTATTGCGGCCTCGATCTTTCAGAAACCCAGGATCTTACGAGTCTGGTCATGGTGGCGAAGATCGGAGATCAATGGCATGTCCGACCGACATTCTGGTTGCCCCGACAGGGATTGGAGCAGAAGGCACGCAAGGATCGCGTGCCATACGATCTCTGGTACAAGCAAGGTCATCTAGAGACAACGCCAGGATCGGCGGTCGAGTACAGCTACGTCGCGCAAAAACTGCGGACATTATTCGAGACGCATGACATTCGCGCCGTGGCGTTTGACCGCTATGGAATGCGCCATCTGCGTCCCTGGCTGACCCAATGTGGATTTACGGATGCCGAGCAGGAGCGGTTCCAGGACTTCGGCCAGGGCTTCGTCTCGATGTCACCGGCCATCAGAGAGATGGAGGCGCTCCTCCTCAATGGCAAGATACGTCACGCGATGCACCCCGTCTTGACCATGTGCGCCGCGAATGCGGTCACTGAATCTGATGCGGCTGGCAATCGCAAGCTCTCTAAGAAACGATCGAGAGGTCGGATCGATGGTCTGGTAGCATTGACGATGGCCCTGGCCGTGGCGACCACGCAAGAGAACAAGCCAAAGGCGTTCGTCAGTATCTTTGACGACCCTGAGATGTTCCCCGAGTTGCATCGTGTCTAGCGATCCCTTCTATTACAGCCGGATTTGGCGCAAATTCCGTGCCGAGTATCTAAAGCGGCATCCGATCTGCGCCGTAGCCGGATGCGGTAAGCTTGCTACCAATTTGGATCACAAGATCCGTCGTCCGATCGGGCCAGACTTCCCGCCCGATGACGGCTTAGACGGCCTCTGCCAAGAGCACCATTCGAGAAAGACGCGCGTGCACGATCAAACCGGCAAAACTGGCGAATACAAGCATAAGATGCAGGGATGCGATGCCAATGGGATGCCGCTCGATACCGCAAATCATCATTGGCATAAACGATAGACGATTTGCTATATTTCATCGCTCCACACTGATCTGATCTGGCTGGCATCTCCTAAATACCCTCTGAACATCGTTCGGTGAGCATTTGGGTGTCTGTTATTAGTCGCATTCGAGACCTCTTTCGACCGCAGGCGTCATCGCCCGAAGACCCGCGAGTAAATTTGTCCACATGGTACAGCGAGATCACCGGAACCGGCGACGGCGATCTCGTTCCTCTGCCGCTCGTATCAGAGAATACTGCACGCTCAGTATCCGCCGTCTACCGCGGCGTCTCATTGCTCGCCGGAGCCGTCGCAAGCCTGCCGCTTCAAGTTATCCATAAGCCGAACAATCAGATCGCCCGCGTCGCGAATGAACATCGCATCAGTCCGCTCTTGAATTATGCGCCGCATCCACAACAGAGCATGACGGCGTTCACGTTCAAATATCTCATCATGCAATCGAGGATATTTGGCGGCAATTTCTTCGCGCGCATCATGTATGACGGCGCCGCGAGGGTCATGGGCCTGCGCTACTACCATTACTATCGCGTTCGCGTCATCCCGCTCAGAGAGCCGCCCTACACGCGGCATTACATCTTTACCGAGCTTGACGGTACTACTTCCGATCCGATACCGGATGACGAAGTTATCCATGTAATGAGCGAAGCGAATGATGGATTGAAGGGCGAGAGCATGATCTACACTCATGCCAAGCCCGCCATACAACAGGCGCTCTTTCTGCAACAGCAAGCCAGGAATGTGCACGCCAACGCGGTCAAAGCAAGCGGCGTCGTCAAGCTGCCTGCGGGAGTCACCGCCGAACAAAAGCGGCGGTATGAGCAATTCTTCAAGCTGGCCTATGCCGGATCGGCGAATGTCGGCAATCTACTGTGGCTCGATGCCGGTGCCGACTTTACACAGTTAACTCCGTCGTTATCTCTGGTTGACCTTGAGACGATCGACTTTCTGCAATACACGGTCAATGACATCGCGAGGTTTATGGGCATCCCGAGCCACCTGCTCAACGAGCAGAGCCAGACCTCTGCCTGGGGCACGGGTATCGAGCAAATCGGTCGCGCGTTTTTGCTTTACACGCTCGAACCACATCTGCGTGCGATCGAAGAAGAGCTAAGGTTCAAGCTGTTGGGCAACGGCGACTATTACATCCAATTC